AAGACCATACTTTTTTATTGCATTGTGAAGATACCTACAACCAGATTGTGTAACGTGTTCACTTAAACGTTTTCGCAATCCACGTTTGGTTTTACCAATGTAAACCTTCCCGTTTATCTGATTGGTGAGTTTATAGATGATATACTGCATATGTCCATTATCAAATAAATATTGGGCATATGCATAAAACGCTCATCTTTTATTCGACTCGCTTGCCGTCTTTGTCCACGATAAGGAAGCGTTCGACCAAGTTACACTTCATGGCGAAGTCCATTACCGCTTTGCGGACGGGACCGAGGATAGGGACGTAATTCACCTTGAACTCCAAGGTGGGTTCGCCCGTGTTAGGATACTTGTCATAGACAGTGGCATCACGAAACCATTCTTGCTGACCGAACACTCTGACGGTTTCAGTGAGGATGGCCTTCTTTTCTTGTAGTGTTTTCATATTACGCTAATTCTATCACTCCTTACAGGGGAGTCAACTTTTTATAAAGTCAATTCTACCGGAAGTACTCTTTGAGTGCTCCGAGTTTGACTTTGACACTTTTTTTCTCGCTCGTATCTACCATCAGAAGATAATCGTCATCTGATAGACAGGCCGCTTCTTCCAAATCAGATACTCTCTTGTTTCCTCTGAACAGAGATAGAGGTTTATTCAGCTTGGGGTCTTCCCACCTAATGGACTCTTCTCTTCCAAATAGTTTTCTGATTGCCTTTTTCATTACTTAAGAACATTGAGGATTCGGTGCATTGCTGCTACAAAGGTAATCTCCCGCTCAAAGACAAGCGCAGACTGATAGACCGCCTCAGCAAGGTGAATGATGACTTCGGGTGCTTTCGGACCCGCATAATCATTCACATGGTCAAAGAGATACTTATAGACCTCTTCGTAATTCGAGAACTGGGCGTCGGCAACCAGTTGGCGAACATCATCAAAGATACCAGCCTTCTTGGGCTGTTTGAGCAGTTCCAGAAGCTTTTCACGGAAGTCTTGGTCAGCCGTATTGGCCTTTGCAATCTTCAATGTCTTTGTGAGAGACGACTGTTGCATGAAGTTAATCATCTTCCGCATGTCGGGATAATAACTCGCTACAATGAATGCTACGTCCTTCTTCTCGTATATCACCGCTTCCTTATCCAAAATCTTGCACAGGTGCGCCATAATGTCGGGCTTGGAGGGCGGCTTAATCTCGAAGCTTTGACAACGAGACTTGATAGCAGGCGTTATTTTCTCCTGATAGTTACACGTTAGGATGAACCGAGTCGAGTGCGAGTACGTCTCCATCAGATTGCGGAGGACGCCTTGGGCATCTGGGGTCAAACGGTCTGCCTCGTCCAAGAACATAATCTTGAGCGGACGAGTGCCCATTGTGATACAGAAATCCTGCACCTTGTTCCTGATGTCATCCACCTTATTTTCGTCGGATGCATTGATAATCAGACTATCACATGGAATCAGATTGACAAGCATCTTCCCGAGGGAAGTCTTACCTGTCCCGGGCCAACTGAAAAACAGAAGATGTGGAATGTCTTTGCTTTCCAACCATATTTTCAGTGTCTCACGGACTGAGGGGCTACCCACAAAATCCTCTAACTGGCGAGGTCTGTATTTTTCCACCCAAAGTGTGTGATGATAAACAGGCGGGGGTTCTTCCATTTCAAATTCAAATCCATTAATATTCATAAATTCTATTGTCACGCTCATTATACACGAGATAACGGCATCCGTAAAGTTTTTTTATCTCTTGCATTCGGTTCACATCACGTTCCTTCATTGTCCCGTCAATGTTATAATGCTTTGGTTCGTTGTACTCAACTACAATATTGTTTGCCGCATCATATCCGTCAAGCCAATATCCAAGTTCCTTGATGTAAATCTCACCGCCATTCAGAGCGTGCTGCAAATTCCATCCTCGACTTTCGTTCAACCCATCGAGATATTCGCACGCAGAAGGATTGTACGACGGACGCAGGTCTTGTTTTATTTTTTCTCGAATATGGTTTATAACGCTCAGTCGTATTTTTCGCCTAACATCCTGACGTGTGGCAGCATTTAGGTTTCCAATATATTTTCCCGATGCCTTCTTTGTAGCACTCATTTTCATCCGTGATTGAATAGAATGTCGTTTCACTCCTCCCGCAGAAATCCCGAATTTAGGATGGTCCGCCCCATATTTCCCATACATTGGATTGTTTGACCCACTCGACCTACGAGAATATAACTTCTTGTTTTCAGGTGTATGTCTATGCCCATAAAACGGGTTTCCTGTACCCGATGATTGCCGACACTTTTCGCATCGCTTATTATGTTTTCGGCTTATGTAAAAAGTATTGGGTTCTTTATGATAGACGGTATTCCCACAATGATTACATTTTCTCAGCCATACCTTTTGTCCTCCAATAATAATCCATACGGGCCTTTTTACATTTTTCTCGGTTGCGGCTGTAATAATCCCTACGCCATCGGCAACGGGCTTCTCGGAGTTCTTCATCAGTTTCATATTTTCGGCTCCTTCCCATACCTATAAATATAAACCAAACAACAAAAAACTCCAAACATTAAGCGAATGTTCCAAACTCGATTACTTATTATCAGTTGTACCGTCCAATATATCATTGACAGTTGATGCAACCGAAGCAGCCGCATCAGTGATGACAGTCTTCTTGCGACTCTTGGTCCCGCCGTGGGTCGTACGAGCCTTGGGCTTGCTGTTTGGCGTTGTGGTCAGAATATCGAGGAGGATGGTCTTGTTCTTCAAGACAACCGCTGCCGCTTCTGCCGCCGTGGTGAATGGATTCTTCTCGAAAATACGAGTAATCTCATGCGTTTGCGCTTCTTCGATGGAACCAAATACTTGGCCATCCGCCGTCTTGTAGCTCTTGGTGAATTCAATCATATGTGTGTTATGCTTTCTTGTTTGCGAACTGGTAGTAGGTGCAAGTGTACTTATCATCCTTAAAGTACAGCCTTGCAATACCAGCACTGTTGATGGATAGAGTTCCGCCCGGAATATCTGCATTGGCTTTGAATACCTCGGCGATGTTCTTGGCGGGAAATGCTAATGCCGTGTCGAGTTTGTTCTTCACTGGGTCTGTCGCAGGGACAAGACGAATGCGGTTGGAGTTGGACGTGGCATACCCAATAACCACTTCAAACAACCCCTTCTTGTTCATGCCTACCGAGAAAGAATCAACATCTTTCAGGGCACCACGAGCCTTCAAAAACTTCTCAAGGAAATCCTCTGTGAGGGAAACGACAACATGATATTCGGGTACGTCTTGAAGGTTCTTAGCCACGGGGTCAATGGACGTGGGGTCTGCGGCAGTGCAATAGCTTTCACAATCTGCGTCTGATACCGTAAAGCCAAGGATACGGTCTCCCTGTTGATTGATGGCCAAGTTGAGGTCTTCGCCGAACGGAGACATCATACCCTTAATCTTCTCGGTGTCCCCAATACATACAATCAAGTCACTAGGACCAAAATCCGTGAAGTCCTTCATGATTACATCAGCCACGAAACTACGATTGTCGGCGGCTGCTCGTGTATGCAGCGTCTTATCGGCAGCAGTGTATTTCCACTTGACCTTGTTAATCTCAGAACCAAGACTATATCTTTTTATAAAGGTAAGTAAACATTCTTTCTTCATATTGTGTTCAATCTATCATAACTTTGAGTTCTACGCAACTTATTATAATCAATTATCTTTGGAATACTTTGTTTCGCTGATATAAAAACATCCCATTCAGACTCCCAAATATATTTTACACTATAACCAGCATTCCACAAAATATTAAAACGCATAATTGTTTCTTCGTACAATTTCCCAAATGATTTGTGAACACTTGGATTTATTTTAGAAGATAAATATTTGGTTGGATTGCCATGCCAGTAATCACCAAGAAACTCATAAATAGTATTGTTTTTACAATCTATCCCGTCAACTTTCTTCCCACAAACAAACACCTGTCTAAATTTGTTTGAGATTTTCAAATAATCAAGGAATGAAGTTTCTTTATGTGAGATTATTAGATTACATTTCGGGCACCCCTCTCCACTCAAATGATGGGTTGGAGTTTGTAAAAAATAACCATGCCGAGAACATAATATTTTTACCTTATTATGACTACCATTATATTTTACACTAGAATAGTCATATTTGTGTTTATGAATAATGGTTGCTTGTCTGACAAACTTTGAATAAGTGCTTCTCTTTAATTGCCCACGCCGTTCAAACCCACATTTAGGACATCCCTGACCACTCAAATGATTGTATGGTCTCATAAAGAAAACTCCATGCCTATAGCAACTAATTTTGACAGGAACCTTTTCATTAATATATTTTACCATTCCATAGTCATACAAACTTCCGTATTTTTTGGTAGATGACAGAATAAAATCTCCTTGGGAATTTGAAAGAACTTTAGACACATAATCATGTTTACATTTCAAACACCCAGAACCACTGAGATGATTATTGGGACGTTGTTCAAACTCCCCGTGAATTGGGCACATGATTATCAAATCTTTTTTGGCAGAAATATAAATGCTTTTAGAATAACCATACTTTTTTCCGTGTACGTTTATTGATTTACGAATGAACTCCTTTGTTTTTTGGCATCCAATATCTCTGCATTCGTCTTCGCAAGATTTGTTCTCGGTGCCGTTGGTAGTACAGTTGGTCGTCCCGTTGCTTTGCCTCTCGTCGTTTTGTGTCGGTATCATATTTTAGCTTTCTCCCCATAGTAATTATCCTCTCCTATAAGTATAATACACGGAACAAAAAACACGGAAAAACGTCAAAATTCTTCGGAAAAATCAAATGTCTTTGCGGCAAGTTCCGACCCTCTGTTTGGGTACTTCCATGAAATCGCCTCATAAATGTCACTGAGTTTGCTTTTCAATTCTCGCTGATACATTTTGTTTCGGTCAATGTTCTCCGCTATGAAATCCAAAATCTGGTCTGGGTCTGTGTCGTCCCCTTTCATAGCGATACATTCAATGCAAAAATCATTCGGTAAAGTATAGACCCACTTGATTTTCTCGCTGTGAGTAATCTTCTCAAACTGTCGGTCCAGCTTCCACACCTTCAAGAGGTCGTTGTAGGCCAAGGCCGCACGCACTTGAGCGGGAGACTTGTTGATGAACTGGAACAGTTTGCGAGTGGATGGGTTGTAATTGTCCTCACCGTTGCGAGAGACGAACCGGACAGAACTTGTCTTGGCAAGGTCGAATACAGAACACTTCGCTATGCTTTCCTCGAACACCATAATGCGCTCGTCCAGTTCTTTCTGAGGAATACCACGGAGCAGAGAGTCCAATGCATCCGAAGCAAACTTGCGGAACGCTGCGGGGAAGCTGGAACGAACCACATCAATGCCTTTGACTTCAAGTTTGCCCTCACGCCCCTTCTTATCCTTGACGGGTTTCATCTTCTCCATGTCAAATACCTTGAGCATGGCGTAGCGTTTCTTGACCACCCATAACGCCTTCTTGGCCACAACATCAGGGACAATTCTGATACGATTGTATTGGGGTGCCACGTTGAATATCTTAGGCACCATGTACTCGTAGAACTGATTGATTTTGCTCGCTACTTGCGTCACCCAGTCAATGGTGAACTTGGTCATGTCCTCGGGCTTCACACCAGCAAGTTTGCCAACGGGCAATGCTGACATATACAACGAGTCAGTGTCAATATACACCACGAAGTCTTGCGTCGGAGGATTGACGTTGGATTCCTTGAACTTCGTGAGATACATGTCATTAACCAGCTTCTCAGCAGAGCGAATGATTTCCTGCCCCGAGATAGTCACGGCTTCGGCATTATCTCGGTTATAGAAGCGGAAGATTGGAAGACCAAGACATCCGTAAACGCTATTTAAAAATATTTTCTGTCTTTTTTGACGCCGATCATAAAATGATTCTTTTTCTTTGTCGCCTTCTTCATTATATTTCTTGGCCAACTCACGATAATTAGTTCTTTCCTTAAACCACGCATCAAGTATAGTAGGTACAACACCCCGCACATCCTGCCTATAAACTGCACCGTTAGAGCCAACAGACCATGTATAGTTAGCAATCATCTTTTTAAAATCTGCGGCTGAATATCCACGTTCATTGACTCTAACTACAGGAATCTCACCCCGTTGAAATGCCATCATATTCCACCCCTCGATTTTTCCAATCT